ATACTACAGGACAATTATCCGTTGCTCCCTCTGGTGCTTCTGGTGCTACCTTCTCGCTCAAGATGAAGTATGGTAACGTGGAAGAAGTTGACCCGTTAACAGAGAAAATAGACATCACCTATAACAGATTAACTGTTGCTGCCGCTCATAGTGACGCAGACAGATTCTTTGCTGCGAATGATGTTCTTGGTACAGGTGAACCACTCACCGCTGGTGGTGAAATAGGTTACAATAGAAACACTACTTTCAAGATTGCAAGTATCTATAATAAGGTCTTTAATAACTTCAGAACAAATATGACGGCTAAAGAATTCCCAGAAGCGCAGTTAGGTTATAAAATCTGTTCTACTAATTCAGTCGGTGCTAGTGCCGCTGGGACAACATTCACTGACATGCTTCCTGTTGTGAGACAGGGGTTGACCGCAGAAAAGGCAATATATTCTGCGTCAAACGAAGCTGCATTTAGTGGTGGTAACCGATTGGCGAAGAAGAGTTATCGACACCGCTACTCGTTGAATACAACGACTGCTGACTTATCGCCGGTGCTTTCTCTCTATCGTAATTCTGTAATTACTAGGAGTTATGAGATAAACAATGATACCACGAATGAAACAGGTAACGCCGGTAATGCAAAATCGAAATTCCTTTCTAGGGTAGTACGACTTGCTGATGGACAGGAAGCTGAAGATGTGAGACTTTCAGTCGCGCTGAGGATGCCGCAGGGTTCAAGTTTCAAGATTTACTTCAAGGGACAGGCTCAGGAAGATGACGGAAATTTCCAACGAGATTTACCTTGGGTAGAAATGGAGTATGATGATACTACTCCTGCTGGATTCTCGATGGCACAGAATCAATTCATCGACTTCAACTTTAAACTTCCTAGTACCGCTACTGATTCTGCTGGGGTGTTTGAATACTCCAGTAGTCGTGTGAATGCACTAACGATTGGTACTGCTGGTAGTGGTATTGCTAATACAAGTGATGTGGATTTCTTCATAAGTGCGGGTGGCACGCCAAGCGCACAGGCAGCAATCAAGACTACGACATTGAATAATGGTGGACTCTCCACTGTCGAGATTGTTAACCCAGGCCGTGGATATGGGTCTGCACCAACAATCAAGGTATTTAGAGACCATACAGTAAGTACTCAATTTGCGGTTAACACTATTGTTGCTCACACCAATGGCAAGATATACAAAGCAACAATCGGTGGGACATCTGGTGCCGCTTCTCCGCCTACGCACACAAGTGGAACTGCGACTGATGGTGGTATAACGTGGACATTCTTGGGAACAAGACCCGTAGTAACCGCTACTGTCGCCGCTACTAGTTTCAAGAGATTCAAATACTTCTCTGCGAAACTGGTCATGCTTTCTACAAATACTTCTGTAATACCAGAAGCAAAACAGTTGAGGATTATCGCCTTACAGGCGTGATAAATAACTATGAAAACTCAGGTATCTAGTTCAGAGTACGAAAGAGACAAGACATCTGGTGGTCTTATTAACGTGGATCATAATGGGTTGGCTGCATACAAAAAGAGAAAGTTTTTATCGAACAAACGGACAACTCAGATAGATGAAATGTCGAATGATATAAATAGTCTCAAAGAAGATTTCCAAGAAATCAAAAGCATTTTAATGCAACTTGTTAATAATATTGATAAATAACAGATAGGGACGAACATGACTACTATAACACTCAGAGCTTCCAAGGGTTCTCCACTTACCAATACTGAGGTGGATACTAACTTTAGTAACCTCAACAATGATAAGTATGAATCTGGAAACAATGTTGTGGTTGGGACTCTTACTGCTAGTGGTAATGTTACATTTGGCATCGCTGCCACTGTGACTGCTGCTGGTAGTACTCAGGGTAACGCAACCGCATTAACTAAAACATATAATATCGTATCGACTGCTTCATTGAACCAAGGTATACTTCTACCTTCTGCCGCTGCTGGTCTGGTAATAAACATCTACAATGTGAGTGGGGCTACTATCAAAGTATATCCCGCTTCTACAGAAACCATCGATGGTGGTTCTGCAAACGCCCCTGTATCAGTAGTAACTGCTAATGGTGCTGAGTTGATAGGTGTTAGTACTGGTGGATGGAGACAAGTAGGTTCTGGTGGAACCAATGTCGCAGACTTGATAGTAAATACAAGTGTTCAATTACTTGGTTCAACACAATTTGGTGTGACTGCTGCGGTATCTACTGCCGGTTCTGGTCAAGGTGATGCAACTGGGTTGACAGAAACAATGAATGTAATCGGCACTGTCGGTGCTGCCACGCAGGGTGTTGTTTTACCAACCGCCGCTGCTGGTTTACATCTTGTTGTATCGAATACTACCACCACAGACTGTAAATTGTATCCCGCGAGTTCCGATAAGATTGATGGTGGATCGGCAAACGCTGCTGTAACACTACCTGCTAAGACTACATTTACTTTAACATGTAAAGATGCAACGGATTGGATTAAACATAGAGGCCTCGCCGTCTATAATTCATCTGGTACGTTACTTAATTAAGGAGAACTTGAATGGCAGGCCCAGTAACATTAAAAGCAGGAGCTTATCCAGCTGCAGCGGGAGGACTTCAAGGACTCCGCGAGTTGACCGCAGTCGAAATAAAGAACCAAGTAGCGGGAGTGGTGACTCTAAAATTTGCCACCGATACTGATGGTAACGGTACTGGCGAACTCAAAATAGTTACGGGTGGTTCTGCCGCAGCAACCGAAGTAGGAACATTCTCAAACAGAGAAAGAAATGAAACGGTAGGAACACACCCCGCTGGTGGAGCTATAACAACTACCGTCTATCGATTGAATCAGGCTACTGGTGCTGTTAGTGAAAGTTCTCAAATCAACCCTCTGAGGTGGACAGGAACGTCCGTAGAACAAGCCACAGACACGGAACTAGATACAGAAGTACTAGACCTCGTTATAACTGCAATGTGCGCTGAGGATGCAAATACGGTTGGCCAATACAAAATTGGAACATCTTCACCCTCCGGTGGAACTTGGACGAGTCGGTACACGTTTACTGAAACTCAGGTTGATGGAACAGACGTAGCTTACAATCTTTACCAAAAAACTGCGCCCACTACTGCTGCTGGTACAGACACGAACATTCTATTGAAAGCCGCTACGGCAGGTGAACCGCAGGAAATGTCTGCTGCAAACCTACAAACATTAGTTCCCGCATTCAGAAACCGAATCATTGCTGGTGGTGTTGGAAAATACTTACTGCAAACTGGTTCACCTTCTGCAACTGGAACTTGGGTACAGATGGGTTCAACCATGACTGACCAGTTAAAGAGTATCTCCAATGTGAACTACTCTGGAAACTACACTGGTTCTTATACTGGTTACTACAATAGATTCTTTGCTGGATACCTTAACGGTGCTTATGCCGGTTCATACTCTGGTACATACACTGGTACTTACGCTGGTGCAACTGTACTGACATCTAGTGCTACTCAGGAAACGAAACAACTGTTCATACGAACCGCTTAAATGTGTTATAAATATAGGGGTAGGTGATATCAACACCGCCCCTATTTAAATTATGAGGATTTATTATGACCGAAAACACTCCGAAGTACCGCAACCCCCGATGGATAGATAAAGAAACCCGTTCACTATTTTGTGAAATATTGGTTGGTGAATCATATCGGCCCGCTCAAATCAATGTTGGTAACATAACAGAAGGATTGGTTAATGCCGACTTCACTGCCATCTTGGAAGAGTTCAGTGAAGAAGATATTCAATCAAACACCGATGCCCATGTAATTGCCTGCGAAGAGAATTCAGAGAAGGAAGACCAGCAACGAGAAGTTCACAAGAACCGATTGATGCAAGAAGCCCTGTTCAATATGAAATTGGAAGCATTTGAAATCCCTGCCATCAAAAACTCAGACGATAAACGATTCAAGAAATTGATTCGCAAATCAAAGACTCAGTTAGAAGTTCAGGCTTATGTAACCATGTTACTACAGTCAGAAGCACTCTATGCCTCACCAAATACATTCAAACCAGATGGTACGTTCCCAGAACTCGCCGCGCAGGACATTGCCGAAAATGACTAAGGGCTACATATATGTAGCTTCTCTTAGAAAAGATTATTACATCGCTGCGAAAAAATCCGCAGAGTCCCTCAAAGATTTCTATCCAGAAGCTAACGTAACTCTATTCACTCACGCAGATTGGGTAGAACTCGATGACTACAAACTCTTTGACCAGATAAGAACGCATGACGGGTTGGGCAATGATATGCCTATGAACAACCGAGCAAAATTGTGGGCGTTGTCTACAAGTCCATACGATGTCACGATGTATCTAGACTGTGACACTATGATAGAACACGAAGACATTAGATATGCATTCGACCATCTAAAAGACAACGATGTGATATTCACACTGAACCGTCCCTACAATGCAAAGATAACAAAACTGAATGATGATGAGAGTATGAAATACCACTGTGGTATCTTTGTATATCGCAAGAACAAAGCAACAACAAAGTTGATGGATGATTGGTACAAGTATTATTTAATACAAAGTGCGCCGATGCATGATGTCAGTCCGTATCCAGAATCGGTCAAGCCGTGGGATACATTTACGATGTGGTACTTGCTAAACAAAACGGCACACAAAGATACCGTTACTGTTGGGGAGTTTGGGTCACCCGATGCTAGGTGGAATTTTGTTGTTGGTCAGAAACCAGAAGAGTTGGATGGCACCGAAGTTATAATTAGACATTATCTACTGAATAGGCATATAGATAAATGGAAACATTGAAGGTAGTAAACCCAGAGTTGTTGGACATTCTTCACGAGTGGATGGATTTCTACGATGAACATTCGTTCGACAATGATTTACCCTTGGACGAAAGACGATTCGGTGACAGGGGCATGGAATATTATACCTCAGAAGAATATCTCAAAGAAGTTCAGTCTAAGGGATTAGACCACAAGGGGCCGCCAGAGTTTGCAAAGGTATGCGACTTTCACAATACACATGGCGTCAACAAAGAACTTATGCGGAAATCTTTATCTACATGCGCGGAGTTGTCTGCTTGGTTATGTGCGAAGTTTAATGCCGTCCATGTCTATTATCCCGCTGGTGGTTTCATGGCGTGGCATAACAATTGGGATGTGCCTGGATATAATATTCTTATGTCTCACAGTGAAGGCACTGGATTCTTCCGGCATGTAAAGGACGGCAAAGTCGAAACCATCACTGACCCAGTGGGTTGGAATATCAAGATAGGGTATTATGGTGGTAAAGAAGAACCATACTGGCACACCGCTGGAAGTACCGGCCCTAGACAAACATTTGGATTTGTTATCCCCCACAAAGGATTGTGGGAGGACATGATAAAAGACATCACCACCATAAATGTAGTCTAGAAGAAACCTTCTCTCTGGCCGATAATCATATATCGGTCAAAGTCTTTCTTTCCTTCCCACGAGTAATATACTTGTTGTTTGGTTCCCTCGTACCCACACTCTGATATACCCACCTGTTCCTTCAGTGCGTCTATAGAGTTGACACAGTTGATGCCATACATCTCTTCAACCACATTTGAATTCTGCATCGCATAGACTGCGTTGGGATTCTTGCCGTTGAGTTCTGTTAACGGATACATCTGTTCCGTGTGAATACAAATTACCACATCAACATCAATCTTGTTTAGATTCTCAAACTCAAATGGGATGTCCATGTTCCAATGTCGGATGTTTACAAACTTCTCTTGGGCGTAATATTTGTGGAATGACTTGGACAGAGTAATACTTTCCTCATCCATATCGACTAGGTGTATCTGACCTACATCTAAATTCTCACATAGAAGAGGAACCATAGGAACACCCAACCAAGAATTCAGTATTAATATTCTGAGGTTTCCTTGTTTAGTATAATATTCTTCTAAGTATTTTTTAAGTTCTTCAACCAACCAGATTGAGGCCTCCATATTATTTTCTTGTAGAGACTGCCTAAAATCTGTTAGTTTATGGGGCATTTTGTTTTCTATAATATGTAACGCTTCACCCCAGTGTTTCAAATTATTCAAAAAATTAAAATTTAACATCTTCACCTTTTCCCATTGAGTCGAAAATACAAATGTATGGTAGTTCCCTGTAGGTATGTTTTTCTATGTCGTGTGGAAATATATAGCCTTGGTTAAAACTATACACCCAACCGATAGGAAACAATTTGATTTTGGTTATTCTTCTGTTGTAGAAGAAGTTGTCAAGACCACGATAGTACCATAGTATTTGTTTTCGATGTTTATTAAAGTATTCTGTAATCTCTTCCGTGTTCAACTCATCATTCCACCTAAGAACCGAAGAGTTTAGATCGGTGTATTTATGCGGAATGTGTCTAGTGTTTTTATAAGAAGATTCTAAGTCGTGCCACCATGTCTTCACGAAACAAAGATTATCTTCTGGTTCGTAGTTCACAATTGAGTCTATGTTTTGTTGTAGTATAGTATCGATGTCAAAGAACATCTTCTCTCCCTTCTGGGAGACAATACTAGTATCAAAGAGATACATCTTGTTCCACCACTTAGCCAGTTTGTTTCCGCCCGGCAAAGCTAACGGGGTAATGTTCTCATCCAATCCTTTTGGATTTTCTGTCAGACAAAAGAAATTAAAGTCGCAAGTCACAAACTCTAGACACGCTTCATAGATTTTGTTTACATGTTGGTGATTGTATTTCTCACCCCATTTTACCGTGTAAATATTCATTACCATTGGTGGACATTTCCTGCAATTATAAAGAAACATGTAATAAAATTTACGAGTACCACGACAGTTCTAATCATTGCAATCTTATCTGCCTCGATGTCGGTGTTTCCTTCCTTCTCACCCAGACTCTTGGCCCACAATCTCCAGTACGTTTTCATCTCCAATGCTCCAATAGTTTAGGATCTGCGAGTTCATCCTGTTTTATAGTACCTCTACTTTCATCTTCAAATGGTAATAGGTCAACATTGAATACGCAGAGTATACAGTTCGGTCTGTATATACCAATATTTAAATCATCTTCATCCCATGACCGTCCTCTATTATATGAGTACGCCATGTGCGAGGGGAAGTTGTCCCAAAGTTTTGCACCATACTCTCCCCATCTCCAAGAGTGGTAATTATCCGTGCCGTCTGTGAAGGTAAACCAAATCTTTTCTTGATTTTTTAGAACATCATTCCAGATAGGTTCTGCCTGATCATCACTCCACACTTGACAACTGCCATTCGTGTATGCACCATGAGACAGTTTGAATTGCCTGGTCTTCATTGGTCTAGGGTCTTGCCACCAAGACCGCATCTTAGTTGGTTGTTCGGTGTTGTACGTTAAGAGAGGCGTGATATCACCTTGGATTATTATATCCAAATCAAAGAAGATGAAACGTCCAGTTGGTTTATCTGCGGCAAAATTGTGCGTGTTAAACACGAAGGTTTTTGGTCTATCCCAACAACGCGCCATGCCATACTTAAAGTCATCTGCGCCGAACCAGTATTTTGGGTGGATGTTAGGGATGTCTGGGAATGGGATAACTTTAATATCGGGGTCAAATCCCTCAGCATTGTCGGTATAACAGTAGAAATGGAAATCCATTGTCGCGGGTGTATTGCGTTTAGACATGTTATAAAGTCGATTAACAAAATGTGGGCCGTACTTGTCTCCCCATTTAGCACATACTACATTAACTCGCATGGCAACCACCACACTTTTTATTACAAATATTCAAAGGATTCCTCTTTAAACTTTCACTTATATTTTCAAAGTCATTATTATATATAACCTCGCCCACGGTGAAATGGATTAAATTATTGTACTTACTATTGTATGTGTAGTCGATGGGGTGGTATGGCAATACCCTATTCTCTAATACATCTCTAGCAGTCCAAGCGCATGGGTATGCACCACCGTCAGAACTAATATAGAAGTAACCACTCTTTCGAGCATCACACCACACTGGTTCTGCTTTTTTCGCCTTGGGTTTTGGTCTCCTTACCTCATCTTTCTTCTTAAATATTTTCAGTGTTTCTAAGTCAACTGGGATATCACTTGCTATCGTTTTCCTTATAACTGGCATATTCTCAGAGAGTTGAGGATGATCTATATATTCGATATCGTCAACCCATTCTGGTTTGAGATAACTTTTATCATACGTCTGAACATGCACCGTGACATTTTTCTTGCGAAAATATTTGCAGATGTCTTCAAACCAAAGCGCCTTGGTCGGGTCACTTATTTCACACATCAATGTCACCCAACTCACACCGTATCTATCGAATATCTTTTTGATAGATGATAAAGTGTGTTCGTGGCCAGTTACGAAGATGTCATTGTATTCGTCATCCGTATCATTTCTTGAACTACTGAGTTGAATTAACGCTCCTTCTGGTGAGCCATCTTCATATAATCCCTTGTACATGTCACTGTATTGTTCACCATGCATTTGAAAATACTTTACTAAGGTATCATCATCCGATGTCTTGTCCTGTTTTAAAATGTTTAACAGGTCATTTTTTGGTATGATGTTATATAGTCTTTCAAATACCGCCTCGTAATCCTGTTTGTAAAAGAGTTCTTTGAGATTATCGATGTAGTATCTTTTATATAATTGTTGTGTATCCTCATTACTCGCGTCCCAGAACAATCGCTGCATACCATAGAGTTTCACATTGTTCATAAACTCGTCTTTGAGTTTTGGTAGAACATTCTTGTGCCACAGTCTCCGATACAATGCAAAACATTGGTAGTTAGTAATGTTCCAAAAATATCTCACTGGGCCATGAACAACCTGTTCGGCCGAAACAACCGCATGTTGTCTAGCAATATATCTTTCTTTGTAGAAGTTGTATATACCATCCACATTCTTGTTCCAGTACAAGGATTGACTGCCATTGATAAGAAGTGTGTCCTCTGGGAAGTCTGCTAAAAACTTCTTATGCATGGAAATCATATCACCAGTATCATATATCTCCTTGATTGTATTCCTATGTTCTGGTTTTATCTGTCGAATGAAAGTCAGGTCAGATATTTCTTTCTCTATCTCTGGAAAGGCTTCTTTTATTTGTGACACTGTGCCTTCAAAGAGCAAATCTAGTTCGGGAAAATACTCAATCATCTTATCGGCAAGAGATACCAAGTCGTTCTCTTCTATCATGGAACGAATGCCATTCACAATATTCGCATCCATATAATTCTTTTCTAGGGTATCATCCGACATGGAATCAAACTTAGACCAGTTTTTGATATTGTTAAACGAGTTGTTGTACTGTTCCCAATCACTTTTAATCTTGGGGTTATCTTTCTTAAACTTCTCTTCAAGGATATTAAATACAACTTTGTGCATCTTGTAGACGAATCTATCCGTGTAGAATTCATAGATACCATCGGCATCTTTATTCCAATACAATGATTCATCTCCACCGAGTAACAATGGGTCTGTTGGGAAGTCTGCTAAAAACTTCTTATGCATAGAAATCAAATCATTGCTGAATTCATCGATGGTTGATTTGTGTCTAGCCTCAATCTGTTTTACAAATGGGTCGTACTCATTTGCGTTTTCAATCAGGGTATCAATTCTATCCGTGTGTTTATTCTTATCGAAAAAATTGTCGGGAAACTTGGGTAACCAGAGTCTTTCAAATTCTGTTTTGCCATGCCAGTGGATTAAAAGATTGTAGTCTCTCAGTTCGTGTGGTTTGAGGTTGTTCTTATTTTTGCCGCCAATAGAATCTTCAAATATACAAAACTTAGAATTCTCTCTGTATAGATGTTGTGTTACGTCATCTGGATATGTTCTTCCCCTATTATACGAGTACACCCAATCATCAGGCAAGAAAGTCCAATAGTTATCACCGACTACATCGTGTTCTCTGTAGGGATAATAGTTGTCAGTACCTTTAAAAAAAGTCTTAAACACAGTATCTTTGTGTTTCATTACATCATTGTAAATCTTTTCGCCTTGGTCGGTACACCATAACATTACGCTGGAGTTATACAAACTTCCCCGTATGTCACTAAATCTTCTATCCTTTAGTACGCGAGGGTCTTCCCAGTTAGAGTAAAGCATGTGCGGGGATTTGGATAGTTCGTCTATCTCATCGATGTTGTTTTGGATTATTACATCTAAATCTAGGTAACAGAAAGGCCCCTTTGTCTTCAACCAATGATGGGAGTTCAAGACAAGAAACTTTGCTCTATCCCAACAGAAGTTTTCTTGGCCAAACCAGTACTTTGGATGCAGGGGGTCTACATTTGGGATAGGTCGAATCTTGATAGATTTCTCTATGCCCTCTGGTTCGTCCGTGTAGCATATAAACTTAAACCGTTTGGAGTAGTTTTGCTGAACCATTTTGTAGAGATTGTTTACATATTCTGGAGAGTACTTGTTACCCCATTTTATGCAAAGAAAGTGCATCATAATATTTTTGTCTCAAATTGTAGTTGACTTCATTTTGCCCATTCAAAAGAACAACTGGGTAATCTGGTTTTATTTGATGGGCCCTTGGGGAAGTATCTGATTCAACATCTACGCCGCCAAGAAAAGAGTATATCAACCCTTTAGGAAAGGTTCTCTTGAATAGGTTCTCATCATATAAAAAGTTATCATCCTTACCGTTATATTTATGCAAGTTATAATCATAGTTCTCAAAGAAATACTCTGGTATGTGACTTGCATTAGACTTGTTCCATGCCATAACACTGGAGTTCCACTCACCCCCGAAGTTTTTCCAATATGTCTCACATATGGTAGGTTCATCACACAACGCGAATAACGGGTCAAGATTGCCCTGTACGATGACATCCAAGTCAAGGTATAGGTTATCTCCATCAAAGCTATTGCGGAGGAGAGATATTTTTTCCCAGTTACCTAATCCATCTATAGGAAGACAATCTATGTTGTCATTTAGTCCAGTGGTGAGATCGGTGAAACAAACGAACCTGTCAAACTGATTTTCACACATATTATAAATAGTGTTTACGCAATCAGAAGAGTACTTGTTTCCGTATTTAAGGGTGACAATGGTTCTCATAATTAAAGGTATATTCCATGGCGAAGAAAGTAATTAAAAATTTGGTGATAGACCAAGGTGCAACTTACAGTGAGACTATTGCTGTTACCACTGATGGGGCCACCATAATGAACCTTACAGGGTACGTTGTGACTTCTCAATTCCGAAAGAGTTATGATAGTACTACTTATACAAGTTTTACAACCGCTGATGTGGACGCCACTGGTGTTATTACACTGTCGTTAACTTCAACACAGACAGCTGCGTTAAAATATGGACGGTATGTTTATGATGTGGAAATTGCGAGTTCATCTAATACATATAGAGTACAAGAAGGTATAGTAACCGTTTCGCCCCAAGTAACCAAATAGGATTTGAGTCATGGGTAAGAATTATCTTGAAACCCTACAAGATTTGACCGAACTGAATGGTGACGGTAACAGGGATCGAGGGAGAGATGGAGAAGACAATACGCCGCAGACTGCATGTTACATGTGCAAATGTGACCCATGCCAATGCAAAGTCGTTGAGGACGCATAGATGAAAGACGAACTAAAGAAACTCTTTGAAGCTATAGCAAAAGAGAAAGATAGAACCAAGGCCTTAGAGATAGACAAAACACTAAAGGTTGTTGCCAAGAAAAGAAAGAAACAAGATCATAGTGCATCTGTTAAGGAAGATTTCTGGAGCGTATTCAAAAGTCAACTCAAAACACTGGGTGAAGAAGAGTCTGCGAACAAAAGTAAACTCCAACAGTTGCAGGAAATCAAAAAAGAATTCCAAGACGTAACACCATTGATTCTACAGGATGAAGAAGAGGTTGTTGTTGAGTCGGCACTGCCAGATTTCTTTGCTGATATTGACCCAGCGAAAATGGCAAACGAGTTTGATATCAGACCAGTTAGTGAAATATCAGAAGTTACTTTACCACATACAAATCAACCATATCAATTAAAAGACCACCCGATACAACTCATAGAGACCCCCGTAGAAAAGTCTGGTGTACAAGACCCAGATATATTTGGTCTTGAGTCGAAGGTTAATAAACTGGAGGAGAAATACTCTGGTGTTATAGAAGGTAGGGTTTCCACTCTGTTTGATGAACACAAGTCAGCCGATGATGTGATTGCTGAGTTGTTGGATACTAGTGCTTCTCTGCAACCAGTTGAAACAGTTGATAAGGACGAAAGAAACTTACAAGAACTTGCAGTAAATTATCTCAAAGAGAAGAAAAAGGTAGTAAAAGAACAGGTAGACGAAAACGAAGGTCTACAACAACAGATTACTGGCATCAATTCACATATACGACAATTGATATTGGGTATGCAAGGCATAGGTGGCGGTGGTGAAGTTCGCCTAGAATTCTTAGATGACATCGACAGAGATACCGCAAAGGTAAATGGAAAATTCCTTCAGTACAATGCCACATCTAAGAAATGGGTTGGTGCAGATGCAGATGATTCCGATGTACCATTCTCTGCTGTAACATCCAGACCCACTACATTATCTGGATATGGAATAACTGATGCTGTTACCGCATCAACTACAACTACATTTACAAATAAAACTTTTGATGCAGATGCAACTGGCAACTCACTTACAAATATTGAAGATGACAATATTAAATCGGGAGCAGAAATTAATGCAACTAAGATTGCAGACGGTTCCGTAACAAACACTGAGTTTCAGTACATTAGTACATTATCTTCAAATGCACAAACACAGATTTCTAGTAAAATTGGGTTGACAGGTCTTGCCATTAGTGCAGACGCATCTGCTTCTGGTAGTGGTGGAATCTCATATAATAATTCCAATGGACAATTCACATATACGCCACCGGACTTATCATCATACGCGGCCGCTTCCAATGTAAGTAATGTTACAAACGAAAGTAAAGCAACGATGTTTACCAGTGCGGCTTTAACGGGAACCCCGACTGCGCCAACTGCAACCGCGGCTACTAATACAACACAGATAGCAACAACCGCATTTACGGCAACGGCAGTTGCAAATCTACTTGATTCTGCACCGGCAACTTTAAATACTTTAAATGAACTTGCTGCTGCCTTGGGTGATGATGCCGCCTTTAGTACCACCATATCAAATTCGATTGGTCTGAAAGCACCTTTGGCTAGTCCTGCTTTGACAGGAACTCCGTCTGCACCAACCGCCTCAACGGGGACAAACACCACGCAACTTGCCACTACAGCTTATGTCAAACAGGAAATTGACGCATTGAAGGCCTTGTTGTATGCCTATGACCAATCCTAAGTCTTATAAATAGTCGAAAGTATTAGAAAACTATTTACCATTAGGAGTTCACATGGCAATTTCCTCACGACAAGGGCTCATCGATTACTGTTTACGAAGGTTGGGATACCCAGTAATAGAGATAAATGTCGATGATGACCAGATAGAAGACAGAATAGATGATGCTTTCCAACACTGGAACGAGTATCATTTTGATGGCGTTGAGCGTTCTTACATCAAACGAGAATTAACTGGTTCGGCATTGACCATATCCACGGCCGCGACCTTCACGGAAGGTGAAAGAGTTACGGGTGGAACTACAAACGCAATAGCTATAGTCCACAAGTCTAGTGCTGGAACTTCAGTTGTTTACGAAAAACCAATTACCGCTACGGAATTCGCAGTCGGCGAAGACATTACTGGGTTTGACTCTGGCGCAACTGGCACAATTACTGCAATTGTCAAGGGTGACATAGAGAACGGATACATACCAATTGGGAATGAAGTTCTCAATGTAACAAAGTTATTTAAGTTTGGTGGTGTCTACGGAAGAGGCGGTGGCAAATCAGATGGACTGTTTGATGTTGACTATCAGTTTGCATTGAATGACATGTACAACTTACTGTCTGCGGATGTCACATACTACGCCCAAGTCAAGACTCACATGAATCTATTGGAAAATCTTTTTACCAATGAAAGACCTATACGATTCAATAGAAAAACAAATCGAGTCTACATCGATACCGACATGGATAGAACCTTCAATATAGGTAACTGGGTTATCGCAGAAGGATATGCAATCATAGACGCGACAACATTTACCGAAGTCTACGATGATATGTTTTTGAAACGATACGCAACCGCGCTTATAAAAAGGCAGTGGGGCGAAAACATGAAGAAGTTTGGTGGAATTGCTTTGCCCGGTGGGGTAACTCTCAATGGAGACCAAATATATTCGGAAGCAATTCAAGAAGTTGCTACTATTGAGGATGAAATGCAATTGAAGTATGAATTGCCACCGATGATGATAGCAGGGTAATCAAATGGCTACGAATGTTTATTTCCAATCAGGCAATACCAGCGGAACTACAGGCGAACAACGTCTAGTAGAAGACTTGGTTATTGAAAGTCTAAAAATATACGGACACGATGTTCACTATATGCCTAGGACTTTGGTAAATAGGGATACCATTTTCGATGAAGATGAACTGTCCAAGTTCTCACAACAGTACCCACTCGAAATGTACATGGAAAATGTCGAGGGGTTTGAAGGAGAGGGTGATTTATTCAGTAGGTTCGGTATAGAGATTAGAGATTCCGCGACCTTTATCCTATCTAAAAGACGATGGGAACAAATGGTAGACAGGGAATCTGACGCCGGTGGCACATTCCAACTGGCAGCAAGGCCCGCCGAGGGTGACTTGTTGTATTTTCCCAAGACCGGATCTATATTTGAAATCAAATTTGTAGAGTTCCAAAATCCATTCTACCAGTTGGGAAAGATATATACATTTAAGATTCAAGCTGAACTCTTTGAATATAGTTCAGAAAGATTGGATACTGGTAATACTGACATTGATGGCATCGAAGACCTACAGAGTCTCGATATATTACAGTTCCAGTTCCAGTTAGAAACCGGAGACTTGTTGAAGTTTGAAAACAACGACACTCTAATACTAGAGAGTTTTGCTACGGGTAGAGGTAACACGGGTGCAGATAATGCCGACTTTGATGAATGGCAGAAGGCATCTAACATACTCGACTTCACAGAATCGAATCCATTTGGTGAGATATAATGTTTAAAAATAAACAATTTTATAATCAACACACTCGCAAAGCTATAATTGCATTTGGAACTATTTTTAATAATCTCCAAATCAATCGGGTGAATGCTAGTAATGTGACTGAACAGGTCATTCGTATTCCGCTTTCATATTCAACCAAACAGAAATTTCTGTCTAGAATTGAAGCTATTCCAACCACCGAATCTCGTGGTGAGGTTGCTATAGTTCTACCCAGAATGGGGTTTGAGATTATAGGGTTGCAGTATGACCCAGCAAGGAAGGTCTCGCCAATACAAAAGAATATAACTACAACTGGTCAACAGACAAATAGTTATAAGACAAGTTTTGTTTCCACTCCATATGATATGAACATTTCATTGTATCTCTTTGCTAAAAATCAAGAAGATGCGTTACAGGTAGTAGAACAGATATTGCCATACTTCAACCCAGATTTCAATGTTACTATTAATGACTTGCCTGAGTTGGGTATCAAAAGAGATATAAAGATAACATTAGACAGTATTAGTTATGAAGATACAACCGTTGGTGCGTTTGCAGATAGACAAAGTATTAACTGGACTTTGAACTTCACGATGAAATTAAACTATTACGGGTTTGTAAGTAATCAATCGTTCATTAAGAAAGCAATTGTACAGGCATATGAGAACCCAGCGATGGCTGGCCCTAATGTCAAACTTACACAATCGGTTGGAACAACATTGCCAACCGCGGCCGCTACGATTGCATTGGGCGCATTATCCGCAATCGATGTAATATATGGTGGCGATGGGTACACCAATGCACCGAATGTTAACCTCACAGGTAACGCTAGGGCCCACGCAGAAATTTCTACCGCCGGTTCGGTAACTAGAATTATCATTGATGATGCTGGAAGTGGTTACGCAACAGCACCCACTGTGTCATTTGAAGAACCACCCAATTATAATGCTAACCCCAATAAGGATGACCCTTATAGGTTCGTGGAGGAGTTTGACCAAACTTATGTATAATGAAAAATAAAGTATTCGATGCACTTGATGCAACATTCAACACAGTAACTACTGAACTCGCTGAACTAAATGGTGGCGAGATTGTCGTTGCTGAAGGAAATACCAGCGAAGAGAAACTAGACGCAGATTTTGAACACGCAAGAAATACCTTGATGCGGTCTATGGAGTATGCTGATGAGGCCGCAAAGGGGATATTAAATGTCGCAACCAACAGTGACAACCCTCGCGCCTATGAAGTTGCTGGACAAATTATCAAAACTATGGGTGAACAAGCCAAGGATATGATGGCAGTTCAACAAACAAAATCACAAATCGAACGACATTCAGATACACCAAAAGCTATTACAAATAATACAACGAACAATTTAGTTTTTTCTGGTACAACATCTGAAATGTTAAGAGCCCTGAAATCTGAAAACACAAAAATAATTGAACATGACTCAGAATGAACAGTCGTATCACGGCAATCCAAATCTAAAATCGATTGGGTATCAACATGACTTTACGAAGTGGGAGTTTGAAGAATTTGTAAAGTGTGAGAATGACCCCATCTATTTCATAGAAAACTTTTGCAAGATAGTAACCTTGGACAACGGGTTGCAACCTTTCGTATTATATGAATGTCAGAAAAGAAAAGTCGAGTTCATTACAACCAATCGAAAGACTATTCTAATGGAAGGAAGGCAGCAGGGCAAGACTGTGACTGCTGCTGCATGTATCCTACACTATTCCATATTTAATGCCGACAAAACTATTGCCATCATGGCAAACAAGACTGCGGCCGCCAGAGAAGTACTGTCACGATACCAAACCATGTACGAGAATTTACCCGTGTGGATGCAACAGGGTGTCAAGACATGGAACAAGGGTGATGTTGATTTAGAAAACGGGTCTCGTGTATTCACATCTGCAACTACTTCTTCTGGTATTCGGGGTAAGTCGGTCAATTGGTTGTATATCGATGAGGCGGCAATCATACCAAACAACGTAGCAGATGATTTTTTCGCGTCTGTATATCCTACGATTTCTGCTGGTGAAACTACAAAGATTCTATTGACATCAACCCCATTGGGATACAATCATTTCTGGAAGTTCTGGAATGAGTCAGAGAAGGGTACGAATGGTTTTAAGAACATGTTCATTCCGTACACCGAAATCCCAGGCCGCGATGCTGATTGGGCCCAAGAACAACTTGACATGTTGGGTGAGGTAAAGTTTAATCAGGAGGTTCTATGTGACTTCTTAGGGTCATCGAATACCTTGATTAATGGTAAGTCTCTTGCTGTCATGTCATCAGTTGATCCAATCTACCAGAAGGATGGTTTGGATTTATACGAAGAACCCAAGAACCATAAATATTATGTGATAACGGCAGATACATCTAGGGGTGTCGGTGGAGATTATTCCGCATTTGTACTCATAGACATTACTCAGATGCCGTTCAGAGTAGTAGGTAAATATAGAGACAATAAAGTATCACCATTATTGTATCCAGACTTTATCCAGAAGGTTGCTAAAGATTACAACGATGCATATGTACTGATTGAGACCAACGATATTGGCCAACAAGTAGTAGATATACTTCACCAAGAATTAGAATATGAGAATATTTTTTCGTGTGTACAGGAGAAGAGTAAACAGTATGTTTCGCCTGGCTTTGGAAAACAAAGTACTCTAGGGGTTAGAACATCCAAGGCTGTAAAAAGACAAGGGTGTTTGGCACTGAAAAGTTTGATAGAAGAACAGAAGTTCTTATTGTTTGATGCTGATTGTATTAGTGAATTGTCAACCTTTGTCGAAAAGGCAGGAAGTTTTTCTGCTGACGAGGGATATCACGATGACCTTGCCATGTGCATGGTCTTGTTTTCGTGGTTGACTACGAATACTTTCTTTAAGGATTTAACTAATGTTGATATTAGAGACAATTTATATAACTCCCAGATGAGGATGATTGAGAATGATTTAACACCATTCGGACTTGTAGTAAATGGCCTTGAAGAGGAAGGCGTGGTTCTAGATGGTGATTATTGGATGTTTGATACGGTTGATTCGGGAAATAGTAACTCTTATAAATAATTGTCAGGAATAACTATTATTACTTTAGTCAAGTTAGATTAAAAACGAAATACGAAGGAGAACAAAATGGCTTTCCAATTATCGCCTGGCGTCTTAGTACAAGAAAAAGACCTTACGAATGTTGTCCCTGCTGTAGCCACCACTGTTGGTGGAATAGTAGGTGATTACCAGTGGGGGCCTGCACATGAGATTGTTGCAACCTCATCAGAAAATGATCTGGTGCAAAGGTTTGGCAAACCAACACTAACAACATATTACGACCACATGACCGCATCAAGTTTCTTGGCTTATGGTTCAGCATTGCTGAATGTAAGAGAAGTCGGTTCTGCTGCACGAAATGCAGGAGTTTCTGGAACTGCGGTTGCCATCAAAAACAAAACATCCTACGAAGAGAATTATTCTGCCGGAGAAGGTTCTGTCGGTATATGGGCAGCTAAATACCCAGGCACGCTAGGTAACGCGATTAAAGTTGCAATCTTAGATGTCACCTCAACGTCCGGTTTATCTGTAGGTAGTGCTACCATTGGTACTGCTGGTTCTGGATATAGTTCTGTACCTACTTGTGTCTTTGCTGACCCAACGGGTGTCACTCCCGCCGCTGGTGGTATTACTGCAACTGGTACGGTTGTCCTTGCAGGCACCGCTGTTACTGGAATAACAATTACTAATGCTGGATACGGATATACATCTGCTCCTGCAATCACCTTCTCTGGAGGTGGTGGTTCTGGTGCTGTTGCAACTGCTGTACTGCAAACCGAAAGTGTTTACAAGAAGAACTTTGATTTCAATCCAACTACAACCAAGTATGCGAAACAGAACGGTGCGACCTTTGACGAAGTTCATGTTGCTGTCATCGATAACTCTGGTGCAATCACTGGTACTGCTGGAACAATCCTAGAATTATTTGCTGGAATGTCTAAGGCTTCCGATGCAAAAGATGACTTAAATCAAACAAACTTCTATAAGAACGTAATCAATCAGCGTTCAAAGTGGATTTGGTGGATGGATCATGCTGCTACTGGTACAAACTGGGGAACTTCATCTGCGGGTGGAACAGTATTCAAAACTTTAATCAGTGTTGGCGATGGTGATGCAACCAATCAGTTAATTGGTGGTGTTGATGCTGCTCCTGCTACTGCTGACCTACAGGCTGGTTACTTATTATTTGCCAATGACGAATTGGTAGATGTTAACCTACTCATTACTTCTGCACACGCCACTGCTGTTGGTGACTATGTTATCGATAGTGTTGCTGAGATTCGTAAAGATGCTATGGTATTCCTCTCACCACAGAGGGCTGCGGTAGTTAACAACGAAGGTTCAGAAACTACGTCAATCATATCAGTATCCGACCTCAATGCATATACTCGTTCATCTTATGCGGTATATGACTCAGGTTGGAAGTACATGTACGACAAGTACAATGACCGTTATGTCTATATTCCGTTGAACGGAGACATCGCTGGTACATGTGTTGTTACCGACAAGGCCGATGACCCTTGGTTCTCGCCTGGCGGACTCAACCGTGGACAGATTAAGAATGCAATTAAACTTGCATGGTCACCCAATAAAGCAGAGAGAGACACACTGTATTCAAAAGGTGTCAACCCTGTAATTTCAACGCCTGGAAATGGTATCGTTTTGTTTGGTGACAAGACAATGCTTGATGCACCAAGTGCGTTTAATAGAATTAATGTTCGTAGGTTGTTCATTGTCTTAGAGAAGGCAATTGCTACTGCTGCTAAATTCCAACTATTTGAGTTTAACGATGCGTTTACAAGGGCACAGTTTACTGCTCTAGTAGAACCTTTCTTGCGCGATGTGCAGGGAAGACGAGGCGTTTATGATTTCCGTGTAATCTGTGACGAAACAAACAATACTGCTGCTGTTATAGACGCGAATGAGTTCAGGGCTGACATCTTTGTTAAACCTGCTAAGTCTATTAACTTCATCACACTTACGTTTGTTGCGACACGAAGCGGAATATCGTTTGAAGAACTCGGTGGTTAAGACATATAAATAGATTTAAGTTAGGAGAAAAAACAGATGAACATTGAAGAATTCAAATCCAGACTCGGAGCCGGAGGAGCGAGACCCAATCAGTTTAGGGTCAAGCTCGCCTTTCCATCATATGTAACTGGTGTTGACCCATCATATAGTTTGCTCGTAACAGGGGCATCTTTGCCTGCATCCAATGTAAACCCTGCTATCATTCAGTATCGTGGTAGGGAGATTAAACTTGCAGGCGAAAGAATTTTTGACCCTTGGACAATCACAGTAGTTAATGACTCTGATTTTAGTTTACGCGCACCCTTTGAAGCTTGGATGAACGGTATGAATGACCGCGCAACCAACGAAGGTATCACACTCAGTCCCTCACAGTACCAGAGTGACATTGTAGTAGAACACCTAGATAGGAATGACACAGTATTGGCCAATGGTTCTTATACATTGCGGAATGCGTTTCCTATTCAGATGTCAGAAATTGCATTGAACTATGCACAGAATGATATCTTTGAAGAATTTACAGTAACATGGCAATACACACATTATGATGTAGTTTAAACTACGAAATTGAAGAAGGTATAAAATATTATGGAATTGTTTGGATTAGATATATCCAGAAAATCATCAAAGACGGAAAAATCTTTTGTTCCGCCACACGATGATGGGAGTTTGGAAAGTATAAAGGCGGGGGGTTATTACGGTACTTACTTTGATATAGAAGGTACTGCTAATAACGAAACCCAGCTGATTAAACGATATAGGGATATATCGATGATGGGTGACGTTGACGCAGCCATTGAGGATGTTGTCAACGATGCTATCGCAAACTTGGATGATGAGAAACCTGTCAAGTTAAATCTTGATAAGGTTAATCAGGGCGCAGCAGTTAAGAAGGCTATCTTCACAGAGTTTGATAGTGTTCTTAGGATGCTGGATTTCAACACAAGGGCCCAAGACTATTTCAGACGATGGTATATTGACGGACGCATTTTCTTTCATAAGGTTGTTGACACAGACAAACCAAAAGAAGGAATAAAAGATGTTCGTTATGTTGACCCAAGGAAAATCCGAAAGGTCAGAGAGATTACTAAAGGTAAAGATAGTAAGACCGAAGTTACTCTCGTTAAAAATGTAGATGAGTATTTTGTATTCGATGAAAAAGGGATTGCTGCCAACTCAGGTATGTCATATCGGTCAGATACCGCCAATGACAAGGCAATCAAAGTTAACAAAGACGCTGTTACATATTGTACATCAGGTCTAGTTGACCAAGATAAGAATATACCTTTATCTTATCTTCACAAGGCGATACGCCCTGCGAACCAATTGAGAATGATGGAGAACGCAGTTGTTATTTATCGCATCACACGCGCTCCCGAAAGACGAATTTTTTATATAGATGTTGGTAATTTACCCACTGGTAAAGCAGAACAATATCTAAAAGATGTTATGTCTCGTTACAGAAACAAACTGGTATACGATAGTGATACTGGTGAGATACGAGATGACAAAAAGATGATGTCAATGTTGGAAGACTTCTGGTTGCCACGCAAAGAGGGTGGTCGAGGCACAGAGATTCAAACATTGCCAGGCGGTGCCAACTTAGGTGAGATTGAAGATGTGGTTTACTTTCAAAAGAAACTATATCAATCTCTGAATGTACCTGTTTCCAGATTGGAACAACAGGCAGGATTAAACTTTGGTAGGTCTGCTGAGATTACAAGGGATGAACTTAAATTTACCAAGTTCGTTTCAAAGTTGAGAACTAGATTTAGTGGCATATTTGATGACATACTAAAGACTCAACTTATATTGAAGGGTATCATCACCGAAGATGAGTGGCCAGATATTAAACACGACATACAGTATATGTTTGCACAGGATGCTTACTATACAGAATCTAAAGAACAAGAGATTCTTAGGAGTCGGTTAGAGATATTAAACAATGTTGCACCATTCGTAGGTCAACTGTTTAGTAAGGATTACGTCCAGAGAAACATTTTAAAGTTCTCTGACGAAGAGATAAATATCATTGATAAACAGATTGCATCTAGTGCGACTGAGAATGAAATAACTAATGGAGAGTCAGATGAGTGAAGTGGATAACGTGGAAGTAGAAATTGCCGATACAATAGACCCACAAGATTCTATCAGGAAAATGATGGACAAATGGGGCGATGGTGATTACACTGGTGCCAATGATGAATTTGCAGTTGCTATGGGACAGAGAGCAGATGAATTAGTATCTGCTAGGAAAGAGGAAATCTCTACTGCGATTTTCAATGACCAAGAACAACAGACCGAAACCGAAACAGGAGAGGGAAATGAAGACGTTTAAGGAACTACGCGAGGGTGCATCGGTAGAAAAACCGAAGTTGGCAGAACCTACCGCTAACCACCCAGCAAAAGATGGTTCCAAGGGCGATGTCACTCCCCCGAAACAAGGAAGTTCAGATGACTCTGCCCGCCAGTTTGCAGACCACCACATGTGTGCATCCAAAGTAGTTCATCCTAAGTACGGCACTGGTAAACCTTTAGTGGGCGAACATGCTGTACCAAACAAAGATGGCGATGTTGCTTGGTATAGGATAATGTTTGAACACGGAGTAGAGATGTGTGAAACCTATGCGTTAGAAGTAATCGCGGAAGGGCCTCACGCTAATCATTACTCCAAGAAAAAGAATTAGGAGAAAGTAAATGGCCGTTATCCAAAATGTTTTAAAACTTACACAAACACATGGCGTAGTCGCAGTTCGCGGCACTGATGCATCATCCACTATCGCTTTAGCAACTACACTAAAGAAATCTACGGAGACACAATCATCTCCGAAAGTTGATATTAAAGCTATACACTGGTCGTTAGGTGCTGCTGGAGTTGCTACCATTACTAGAAACAGTGTGGTTTTATATGATTTAGCGGAAACTGGAACACTAGAATTTCATGGATTCTCAGATAATCATTTGAACACAAACGACATTGTGGTTGCTATAACCAACGCTGGTTCTGGTACGGTCATTGTAGAGTGTGCAAAACTTTCTGGTTACGGTTCACAACAACATCAGAATCAGGGAGACTTAGGATAATGAAATTAATACGCGAAGTAGTTGAAGATTTAAAATATCTTAAAGAAGAGAAAGATGGCAAGACCTCATTGTTCATAGAGGGAGTCTTTCTGCAATCTGACCTTAAAAACAGAAACGGTAGAGTCTACCCACGCGAGATAATGCAAAGGGAAGTCACCCGTTATGTTACAGAAAGTATCGATAAGAAAAGGGCGATGGGAGAACTAGGACACCCAGACGGCCCAACCATTAATTTAGACCGTGTGTCACATATGATTACTTCATTGAGAGAAGATGGTACGAATTATATTGGGAAAGCAAAGATTCTTGATACGCCTATGGGAAACATCGTCAAAAACCTTATTGATGAAGGTGCCTCCCTTGGTGTGAGTTCTAGAGGTTTAGGAACTCTAAAGGAAAGGAATGGCATCAATGAGGTTCAAGATGACTTCATATTATCCACCGCAGCAGATATTGTTGCTGACCCATCTGCCCCCGATGCATTTGTCAGGGGTATCATGGAGAACAAAGAGTGGGTTTTAGTAGAGGGTGCTTGGACAGAACAGGATATCGACCTCGCAGTTCAGAAAATTAAGAAAACTAATTACCGTGAACTAGAGGAAGCTAAGATGGATGTGTTCAGTTCATTCTTAGACAAGTTATCAAAAATCTAAACTATTATAAATAAATACAGTATAACGCAAATCTCAAAGGAGAAATTAACATGGGCGTAGAAAGCAAAATAAGAGAAATGCTCGCTAAGGGTAAGGAAGTAGAGTCCGCTCTTAACGAAGAATTTCAAGAACTGGACGAGGCTGGAGCTGCAGCAAACCTTACACCAAATAGTACTGGTGGAGATGCGAAGAATCCAACTCAAGGTGATTCAAATGCCAACCCTGCAATCCAAGACCTAAGTGGAACTAGTAATCCCGAAGGTGGATTGACTTCTGAAGTTGGAAAAGCTGCTGCATCTAAGATTGGAGGCGCACCAAAACCTGCTAATTCAGGTGCTGGTAAAGCAACCAACTATAAGGACGGTGTAGATCCTAAGACTGTTGTTGCACAGAAGACTTCTGCTGGTGTTCGGGAAGATTCTGATGTCGATGACGAAGACATAATCACTGAAGATGAAATCGAGAACGAAACAGTTGTCGCTGAGTCTGAATCAACTGACTTGGAGGACACTGAAGTGACCGAAGAAGAATCAACCCTGTTTGAAAACGACATCCAAAACCTTTTCGCAGACGAAGAACATCTCTCCGAAGAGTTTAAAATAAAAGCTGCTGATTTGTTTGAAACAGTAGTCACCGCTAGACTTTCAAATGAGATAGAGGGCATCCAGAAAGAACTGGAAGAACAGGCTCTAATAGAAAAAGAAACTTTCAAAGAAGATATGGTTCAGAAAATTGACCAGTATCTAAACTATGTTGCCGAAAACTGGATGAAGGAAAACGAACTCGCAATAGAACGTGGGCTCCGCACTGAAATCACCGAAGACTTTATATCGTCTTTGAAAACCGTATTTGCCGAACACTACATCGAAGTACCTCAAGATAAGTACGATGTACTTGGTGAAATGCAAGACGAAATTGAAGTTCTGAAAAAGAAACTCAATGAGTCTGTAGAAGCGCAAATCAGTATCACTGGTCAGAGAGAACAACTGCTTCGCTCTAAGATTATCGGTGAATCAACTGAAGATTTAACACTTTCCGAAAGAGAGAAACTTACTTCTCTGGTAGAGGATGTTGACTTTGGTAGTGCTGAGATGTTTGCTGAAAAAGTAACCGTTGTTAAGGACAACTACTTCCCTAAACAGGGACAAGTTCAATCGTTGACTGAATCGGACAATGTTATGACCGATACTATTGATGAAGAGTACCAAGATGACGGTGGTTCGATTAGTAAATACGCTCAGGCGATTACCAAACAACTTAGAAAATAAGTATTATATAAATAACCTTAACAAGTTAATAACCAAAGAAAGTAAATAGGAGACTACAATGTATCTTTCAGAAGAAATCCAAAAAAAGTGGAGTCCAGTATTGGAACATCCGGATCTGGGTGTTATCAAGGATAGTTACCGTAAAGCGGTAACAGCTATTATTCTTGAGAACCAAGAGAAGGCACTGCGTGAAGAAAAAGGAATTATCAACGAAGCAGTAAATGCAAACAACATGTCAGGTGCTGTTGACACTTATGACCCCATCCTCATCTCATTGGTAAGGCGTGCCCTTCCTAACTTGATGGCGTATGATGTCTGTGGTGTTCAACCAATGACAGGGCCAACTGGTCTAATCTTTGCAATGAAGTCACACTATACTAGTCAAACTGGTACAGAGGCTTTATTCAACGAAGCAGACACAGATTTCTCTGGTGCAGGAACTCACGCTGGGTCTAACCCAGTTGACGGTACTTATACTACTGGTACTGGTGCAACTCGTGACAACGCTGAAACATTTGGCGATGACACTACTCTTAACCAGATGGCATTCTCAATCGAGAAGACTACTGTAACCGCTAAGTCTCGTGCCCTGAAAGCAGAATATACTGTTGAACTTGCACAAGACCTCAAGGCAGTTCACGGTCTTGATGCTGAGTCAGAATTGTCAAACATTCTTTCTCAAGAAATCCTCGCGGAAATTAACCGTGAAGTAATCCGTACTATCTACAAGGTCGCAAAAACTGGTGCTGCATCTACTGCAACCGCTGGTACTTTTGACCTTGACGTTGACTCAAACGGTCGATGGTCTGTAGAACGATTCAAAGGTCTCTTGTTCAACATTGAACGTGATGCCAATGTAATTGCTCAAGACACTCGTAGAGGGAAGGGTAACTTCATCATCTGTTCTTCAGATGTTGCTTCTGCACTTTCAATGGCTGGTGCGTTAGACTATGCTCCTGCTCTTGACACAAACTTGAACGTAGACGATACAGGTAATACTTTTGCTGGTATCCTCAATGGTCGTTATAAAGTATATGTTGACCCTTATTCCGCTAACACTGGTTCTGCTAGTCAGTTCTACTGTGTTGGTTATAAAGGTACTTCACCTTATGACGCTGGTTTATTTTACTGTCCTTATGTGCCTCTGCAAATGGTTCGCGCTATCGACCCTGCTACCTTCCAACCAAAAATTGGTTTTAAGACTCGCTACGGTATGATTGCTAACCCATTCGTAACACAGTCAAACGGAACTACTGATGGTGACACTTTCACTGCTAACCGTAACCAGTACTATCGTTCGGTTAAGATTGCAAACTTGATGTAAACCAAAAAGAAGTTGGGGTTAACCCAACCACTTTCAAAGGGAGACTTTAGGGTCTCCCTTTTTTTTGGCTTAAGATTTGTTATAAATAGGTATAAGACAAGACAAACTTAGGGAGTCAGAAATGGCATTCACACCAAATCCAAATATCGCAGAAGGCAACTTTGCAGCTGCAACGGGAGTAGAACTTGACTACCTCAGACCCAATGGGTTTAAGTTCCAAGTTCATAACATACCCAACGTAGCATTCTTTTGTCAGGGTGCAAACATTCCAGACATGACTTTGGGATTTCCTACACAGAGCACCCCCCTATCTGACATACCATATCCGGGCGACAAACTTACTTTTGGTGACCTAAACATAAGATTCTTGATACAAGAAGACATGACCAACTACACTGAGTTATACAACTGGTTAGTTGGGTTGGGATTCCCAGAGAAACACGCCCAGTTTGGTTCGTTTATTAAGGGTCAGGGATGGCGAACTGGAGGACAGAATACTAAGAAACAAGAATCCATTGGACAGGTTAGTGACGCAAGTCTGTTCGTGTTGGACTCTAACAACAATCCAAACATGGAGATACTGTTTAAGGATGCTTTCCCAATTGCCCTCAGTGGACTAGACTTTGATATATCAGGTGGGGACTCACCGTATTTTGTCGGGATTGCATCGTTTAAGTACAGGATATTTAATATCAAACCAGTAACGTAAACCTAGAGTATATTATGGCAACATTAAGTGAACTACAAGACATGTGGGCGGCAGACGCAAAAATCGATGAACTAGACTTGGGAAGCTCGTCTACTAGGACGCCGCTTCTACACTCTAAGTATGTTACCCACTTATCAAATTTCAAACTACAAGTAAGAAAGGCGGCCGCCGACTTACACCGGCTCGAGAGAGTCAAGTCAGAATACTTCCGTGGGGAATTATCTAGAGAGGAACTCGACTCACTTGGTTGGGAACCGTGGAGAAAAAACTCTGTTCTCAAATCAGATATGAGGTCAGTACTAGATGGAGATGGTGACGTAATCAAACAACAAGATAAAGTGTATTACCTAGAAACAACTGTGGACTTTCTTGATAGAGTGTTGCGTAGTTTAAACTCGCGTACATGGGACATCAAAAATGCCGTTGAATGGAACAAGACACAGGCCGGCCTAATATAATATGATTTTTATTAAACAAAAAGACCATGTTCATATGAATGTGGCTGCGTCAGATGATGGCATAACGAGGGAGATTTCTGACTTCTTTACCTTTGAGGTGCCGGGAGCCTCGTTCATGCCATCATTTAGAAACCGTCACTGGGATGGGAAGATCCGTTTGTACAACATGCAGACAATGGAACTTTATGTCGGTCTGTTACCTTATCTGTTGGAGTTTGCAGAACAACTAGAATACAAAGTCGTGTTGGAGATGGATGACATTGGTGAATCCATGCCGATGGAAGAGGTGAAAGAATTTACCCAGAGATTAAAACTACACGGCAACGGAAAACCAATACAGGCAAGAGACTACCAAGAGAACGCAATATACGATGCAATCAACCGTGGCAGGAGTCTCCTTCTATCACCCACCGCTAGCGGAAAGTCCCTCATAATATACTCTCTGGCGCGATACCATCACGCCTTAGGGAGGAAACAACTTATAGTGGTTCCTACTACCTCTTTAGTAGAACAGATGTACGGTGATTTCGCCGACTACTCGACACACAATGGTTTCAGTGTAGAAAAGTATTGTCATAGGATATATGGTGGTAAAGAAAAGACAAACCAAGCTGATGTAATTATCTCGACATGGCAATCAATCTACAAATACCCGAAGTCGTGGTTTGAAGAATTTGATGTGGTCTATGGCGATGAGGCCCACCTATTCAAGGCAAAATCTTTACAGACACTTATGGACAAATGCGTTAACGCCAGATTCAGGATAGGTACTACTGGTACGCTGGATGGTACTAAGACGCATAGACTAGTGTTGGAGGGAGTCTTTGGCAAGGTGTACAAAGTAACTGATACCAAGACACTGATGGACAAGAAGGAACTCGCCGAACTAAAAATTGTTTGTATGTTAATTGAGTATGCAGACAACGAGAGGAAACTAGTATCCAAAATGACCTACCCAGAAGAAATGGATTTCTTGGTAAGCCACGTTGGTAGGAATGATATCATTACTAAACTGACTGTTGCACAGAAAGGCAACACACTTCTACTCTATCAGTTTGTAGAAAAACACGGTGCAGTCTTAAACGAAATGATAAAGAAGATGACAAAACGCCCAGTGTACTTTGTGTTCGGTGGTACTGAGACTACCCAACGAGAAGAGATAAGGAAACTCACTGAACAATCAACCGACACCATAATCATTGCCAGTTACGGAACTTTTTCTACGGGTATAAATATAAGGAGTCTAAACAATATTGTGTTTGCCTCACCCAGTAAAAGTAGAATCAGAAACCTACAGTCTATTGGTCGAGGACTTAGAAAAAGTGAACAGAAAGACAAGTGTAACTTGTTTGATGTAGGAGATGACCTCTCTTGGAAGGATAAAAAGAATTACACGTTGAATCACCTTCTTGAAAGAGTTAAGATGTACAACGAAGAATCTTTCGATTATAAGATAGTTAAGGTAAACTCAAAGATATGAATCATTCACCAAAGATAATCTGTTTTGAAAGTGGACTACAGATTGTAGCTGATGTTGAAGAGTCTATTCAATTAGACTCGGAAGGTAAGTATATGGTTCATTACCCAATGGAGGTAATGCGAATCCCTGTGAATAAAACTCAAGAGGCCTATTCTATTAGACCTTGGATGTCATTTACAAGCGCCACCGCATTTGAAATAAATAAAAGTAATGTATTATCTATTGCGCCGCTGAGTGAATATTTCGCAAAGGGATTTGAAGAACTAAAGGAAACATACTTTGAAGACATTGAAGGTGAGATGTCGGAAGAAGACGATGACGTAATAAATCAAGAAACCATTGACGATTATCTTGATAGTGCGGAATATGATGAGGAGACACTGAAAGAAATGGTTGAAGAGATTGTCGGCAGAAGGAAACGTGTGCTTCACTAGCAGCAGCTACTGCCATCTTCCCTTAAACGACAAGGTATTATACATCATCCCCAGGCAGTTGTCAAGAACTATTTGCAATTAAATTAAAATAAATAAGGGCTTGACTTCTGGGTAACAATACTATATAATGGGTAACATAATGACAGTAACTAAGAAGAAGACTATGGCTAAGAAAACAAAAACACCAAGCAGGCACTACGTCAACAATAAGGATTTCCTTGTTGCGATGACTGAGTATAGGATTAATCGATTAGCTGCACTGGATAGGGGAGACCCAAAACCTCGTGTTGGTGAGTACATCGGTGAGTGTATGGTTAAGATTGCCAATCACTTGGCTTATAAGAGTAACTTTGTGAATTATACTTTCAGAGAGGAGATGATTCTTGATGGAATAGAAAATTGTATAACCTACATTGATAACTTTGACCATGACAAGTCCAAGAACCCCTTTGCTTACTTCACACAGATTACCTACTACGCCTTCCTAAGACGTATCCAGAAGGAAAAGAAACAACTTGACACTAAGTACAAGTATATTCAAAACCTTGACCTACAAGGTATGTTGGATTCCGAAGGCGCACAGTCTGGGTCAGCTGATTTTGTTGAGTACATGAAGAAACAGATAGATGATGCCGAGAAACACAAGGCGCAGTACGCTGACCAAGATAAGAAGATGCCTAAAAGACGCCCCCTATATCTAGATGATAAAGAGGCACTCAAGTTGGCCAAGGAAAAGATACCCCAGTTATCAGACAATCCCGAAGAGGTAAAAGACGAAAAAAAGTCTTGACTTCTGGTCTGGAATATGAGATCATGTGTGCATATAGAGTTTAATTGGAGTTTTCTTTATTATGAACATATTTTATCTACACAGACAACCGGCCGAATCTGCGACATATCACTGCGATAAACATGTAGTAAAGATGGTCATCGAGTACGCGCAACTACTATCAACCGCGCACAGAATGCTCGATGGCGACCACTACATTGACGCCTCTAGTGGTAGACGCATCCAACGGTGGAGACTGTCTGAGTCAGACCGCGAAGGTGTCCTGTACAAGGCCTCACATGTCAATCACCCATCTGCTATATGGGTTCGCAAAAACAAAGTGCAGTATCAGTACATGTACGAACTGTTCGTTTCTCTGTGTGATGAATACACGCATCGATATGGCAGAGTACACATGACAGATTATAAGTTGCGGAACTTCTTGTCAACGCCTCCCGTCAATATCCCAACAGGTATTTTTACTGACCCACCACAATGCATGCCAGACAATTGCAAACAATCTATCACAGTCAATGCTTACCGAGAATATTACATCAAGGAAAAGAAAGGATTTGCAAAGTGGACATCCAGACAAATACCATCGTGGTTCAATGACCAAGAGTCTAACTATGCATCTCAGTAAAGAAGATACAATTTATGCTAGTAAACTAGTCATCGATTATTTTTCTCAGTTTGAGAGGATAGATGATTACTTTCGTATCAGAAAGATAGACAGGGTGAACAAACTGCCACCGCCTCTTTTTGGTATGAGTGTAGAAGATGATATGTTTCAATCATGGGACATGCATCCAGAAGATATGAACTTTGAAATCGTACAAGTACCTAACCAATCGTTTGATCAAATGTTAGAGATGACTGCATCTTTCTCACCAGACCAAGCGCCAGGCAAGGAAATGAAACTTGTGGTCAAAGAAACAACTACCAATAAGGCGGTTGGATTTATCAAGTTGGGTTCACCTCTAATAAACTCCAAACCAAGGAATGATTTTCTTGGTGGTGTTCCCGACTTGCCCATTTTTAATAAACGGGCAATCATGGGGTTTAATATAGTTCCAGTACAACCATTCGGATTTAATTATCTGGGTGGTAAGTTACTGGCTGCAATTTGTTGTTCGCATGAAGTACGGAGAATGTTGAACAGAAAGTATAAGACAGAGTTTTGTTTGTTTGAGACCACTTCCTTATACGGCAATATTAAAGGTGCATCAATGTATGATGGCATGAAACCTTTCCTAAGATATAAAGGTGACACCATGTCATCCTTCTTGTTGACTATGGGTGAAGATATATACTTTCACCTGAGAGATTGGTTTGAAGAAAAGAACGGTGGTGAAGTACTTATTCACAAAGGTGCATCCAGTAGAAAACTAAAGTATCAAACTAAGATGATACAGGTACTCAAACAAAATTTGAAAGTACATGATGATAAGGCATATGAACTATTCTGTGACGTAATTAAGAAATCAACCGATGTTACCACGCAGAAAAGATTCTATATGAGTGAGTATGGATATTCTAATGTACAGGATGTTCTTTTAGGTAAGACGCAACAATTAGAAAAGGCGGAGAACTTTGATAGGTTTGAACTGCCCAATGTTATTGAGTGGTGGCGCAAGAAGGCAATCAAACGATATAACAACTTGGTATCAGACGGCCGGATACGAAAGGAACTGGAAGTTTGGAATTCCGAAACAATTAACACGATAGATATAATAAGATGATAATACAAATTTATTCAAAACCAGCATGTACATACTGTGACCAAGCTGAGAAGATTGCAGAACAGATAGTTCAAGCTATGCCTGCCAACTACGAAAAACTTATGTTGGATGTAGACTTCTCAATGGATGAACTGATAGAAAAAGTACCTAACGCAAAAACATTCCCGCAAGTATTTGTGGATGGTGAGTTGGTTGGTGGGTACGGAGAGTTTTCGCGGATGGAATGGTTGGCAGACAAACATGATTAATGAATCGATAAAGGTGGGGTTTGTCGCAAGTTGTTTTGACCTACTACATGCAGGCCATATATGTATGTTAAGAGAAGCAAAAGATAATTGTGATTATTTGATATGTGCATTGCAGACAGACCCAACTGTTGATAGACCCGATGAGAAGAACCCCCCTGTTCAGTCTGTCTATGAGAGATATGAACAACTACAGGCAGTTCGATACGTCAATGAGATAATTCCATATGAAACTGAGGAGTCGTTGGTTGATTTGTTGCTTGCTAGGAATCCAGACATAAGGTTTCTGGGACAGGAATATGAGTGGAAAGAATATACGGGTAGGGAATTAGACATAGAAATTCACTACACCAATAGAGAACATTCTTTCTCAACTACAAGTCTAAGAAAGAGGGTAGTTGTTAATGAAAATAACATGTGCAAGACTAAGGTCTAATGTAAAGTACGAGGGCCCATTAGCAACGGTACTCGATAGTTTCTTGGAGAATTATGTTAAGTGGATGAGAAACAATCCACAGAACGAATACCGGACATACAACATATCGTTTGATGGTACTAGACCAAAGAGAACGCCTGAGTCGATAGAGTGGGCTGATGTCATCGTTATACCAAGTGACAGTGAGTTCCGGTATCATGGTGAGTTGCAGATGAACCCCAAGGACTTGGAGAAGTCGCAGTCGCATATGGATACCATCATCCCACACTTCAAAGGCAAACACGTTGTTGTTATGAGAAGTGATAGGGGCGACACTGAAAAACTATACAGGGAAGATACACTACAGAACATTCCTATAAAATCCTACACGGAGATTGATGAGATTGATTTCTCTGGAAATATTCATGGGATGAAGTATCACTTTATACGGAACAAGTTTGGCAATCCACTATACACCGAACCAAAGAAAACCGATTTTGGTTACTGGGGTAGGATGAAGTCGGGGTGTGACCGCGATAAAATCATCAGAAAGATTTACCGCGACCCAGACTTGACAAGTACTTTGATTGGTGGATTTCCTTCTGGTATCAAACGACAGTCATCTTGGATAAAGGATTGGAATCTACTGTATCCTCTTCTAGAACCCAACCGATTTACGTTGTGTTTTAACTGGAAAGATGAGTGCGCTACTACGTCTAGATATATTGAGGCTCTTGCAATAGGAATGATACCCTTTGTGTGGAGACAGTATGATAAAAACAACACATACAATATAGATGACTGGCAAAGGATAGAAGACTTTGATGATTTGAAGTCTAAGGTAATGCAATTGAGAGATAATGATTTTCTTGATAAGAAACTAGAAGAATATAGAAAGAATTACAACGAGGTACTTTTGTCCATCGAAGAGTACTACCAACAGTTTGACAACAAAATGCATGGAGTCGCCCTTGAAAATAGCTTTAGTAAATGATACACACTTTGGTGCGAGGTCTGATAGTCTTCCGTTTGATGCATACTTCAAAAAATTCTACGATGAATTCTTCTACCCTACACTGGAAGAGAGGGGCATAAAAACCATCATGCATCTTGGTGATGTGTTTGACCGTAGAAAATATATGAACTACAATACTCTGAAGAGTTGTAAGGAGTATTTCTTTGACCATGCAAGGAACCTAAATATAGATATCCATATGATTCCTGGCAATCACGATACTTATTTTAAAAATACTAACCAAGTGAATGCGCCAGAACTTTTGCTTAAAGAGTATGAGAATGTTACAGTTTATCCAGAAATCACAGAATTGGTGTTTGATAAAAGAAAAATCCTTTTTGTTCCTTGGATTTGTAGTGATAACTATAACACTACTATGGAGATGGTCGAACGAACTGACGCGGAAGTATGTTTTGGACACTTTGAGTTTTCCGGTTTCCAAATGTACAAAGGTATGCCAAATGAGCATGGAATGGATCATACTTCCTTTAAGCGCTTTGATTTGGTTTGTTCTGGCCATTATCATCATCGCAGTAGCAGGGACAATGTTACTTACCTTGGAAATCCTTACGAAATTACATGGTCAGATTACAATGATGCTAGAGGGTTTAACATATACGATACGGAAACGAATGAAATAGAGTTTATGAAAAATCCTTATAGAATGTTCCACAAAATATTCTATAATGATGTTGATGAGGATGTTGAGTTCGATGTGACAAAAACTGTTGGCTCTTGTGTCAAGGTTGTAGTAGTAAAAAAGGAAAACTTCACGAAGTTTGACAAACTAATAGATTCTTTATATACATGTAATCTCACTGAACTAAAAATTATTGAAGACTTCTCAGAGTTTGAAGATAATGCCGTAGGTGAGATGGATTTGAAACTTGATGACACGATTACCCTACTGAATGACTACGTTGACAATACCGTCACCGAATTGAGTAAGGAAAGACTCAAATCACTGTTGCAATCTTTGTATGTGGAAGCACAACATGTTGAAATTGTATGATAACATTTGAGAAGATTAGATGGAAGAACTTTCTATCTACAGGAAATAGTTTTACCGAAGTACATTTTAATAGAAGTCCCAGTACATTGATAGTTGGTGATAATGGAAGCGGAAAGTCTACTATACTTGACGCAGTGTGTTTTGCATTGTTCAACAAACCCTTCCGTAAAATAAGTAAACCCCAACTGGTAAATTCTATCAACAACAAGGCTTTGGTTTGTGAGATAGAGTTCCGAATTGGTGTCAAAGAATACAAAGTTGTTCGTAGTATCAAACCAAGTGCATTTGAATTGTACTGTGATGGCACGATGCTAGACCAAGACGCTGCCGTGAGAGACACGCAAAAGTATCTTGAAGATAGTATTCTAAAAATGAATTTTAAATCATTCACACAGATAGTTATATTGGGAAGTGCTTCTTTTACTCCCTTTATGCAACTGCCTTCAGCATCTCGCCGAGAAATTATTGAAGATATTCTTGACATTCAAATATTCACGACAATGAATCAGGTGTTGAAAGATAACATTGCCGTACTCAGGGAAGAGGTGCGGGACATTGAAACCACCGTGGAGGTATCCAAACAAAAGGCGACAGTTCAAAAACAATATATAGAACAGTTAGAAAAAGATAAAAAAATCAAAGTCGATAAAATAAAGGAAACTATTAATGAACTCATCGAGGCGTCTGTTCAACTCAATGAAAAACTCGCAATTGCAACGCAACAGAAGGAGAGTAAGAATGACCCAACAACGCGCCTCCGAAAACTTGACAGTCTCAAGGACAAACTCAGAACGAGCCTCAATAGAACCACCAAAGAACTAGGGTTCTATCACGATACGGATGAATGTCCAACCTGTAAACAGGGGTTGACACATGACTTCAAGGAAGAGAAGACCAGAGAGAAGACTCAGCGAATAGATGAGTTGACCGCTGGACTGAGTGAGATGGACGTTCAGTGTAATTTGGTGCATGATGATATAGAACAGTATCAACAGATTGTTACCACCATACAAGACACTCAGAATGAAATGATATCACAGGAACGATTCAAGAACCGACTGATATTAGAACTCAATGATGCAGAAACTAATGCAGCTGACATAGATGTCGAGACTGAAAAACTTAGAGACATGGCAAAAGACTTAACTGTTCATAATAGAATGCGAACGGAGAAGAGTGAAGAACAACATTACAATACCGCTGCTGCTAGTCTTCTAAAGGACACTGGGATAAAGACCAGAGTCATCCGGCAATATCTGCCAGTAATCAACCAGTTGGTCAATAAGTATTTGGCCGCCATGGATTTCTTTGTTCACTTTGAGTTGGATGAGAAGTTCAACGAGACTATCAAATCCAGACACAGAGATAACTTTTCTTACTCTAGTTTCAGTGAGGGTGAGAAACAACGGATAGACTTGGCATTACTATTCACATGGCGAACTATTGCTAAGATGAAAAATAGTGCTAGTACTAACCTGTTATTACTCGATGAAGTATTTGACAGTTCCTTGGATAACAATGGGGTTGATTATGTTATGAACCTGTTAAGTACCATAGGAGAGGAAACCAATGTGTTTGTGATTTCACACAAGGGTGACCAGTTGTTCGATAAATTTAGAAGTCAAATTAAATTTGAAAAAATTAGGGATTATAGTGTGATGTCATGAGCGAAGATTTGAATTTATTACCATTGAACCATCCAATGTTGAAAGTGCCACCTAACGAGTTTGATTTTGAAAATGAAGATGCTCACGAATTTGCAGAATCTATTTGGAATAAACAGAATGATTTGGGTGGGGTAGGATTGTCCGCCAACCAAGTGGGCCGTAATGCCAAAGTGTTTACTATGGGTAATTCATACGGCTCGAAGAGAGTTTTATTTAACCCAGAGTTGGTGTCGTATAGTGAAGAACAAGAGACCATGATGGAGGGGTGTTTGTCTGCGCCTGGCATTCAACTGATGGTAACCAGACCCACTAAATGTAGCATGAGTTATAAGAACGAGTCCGGTGAAATTGTCTTGGAGGAGTTTAATGGGATGTGGGCCAGAGTCGCCCTGCACGAGTACGACCACATGATAGGACAGAATTTTACTGGCCGAGTATCTAAGTTTAAATTGGAACGGGCTATAAAGAAAGCAAGAAAATACCATAAAAGACTAACATCGGCTATTTAAACGCATAAATAGGCGTACCAACTAACTAACCGAAAGAATATTCTATGACAAAGCAAGAACGAATTAAATTGATAACAATGACTATTTTAATAGCCACCGCTTCAATATTTGCTAGCGCTGGATTTGCCGCAGAGAAACCACAAGTAATCTACGATTTCCCAATCACCCGCATCATTGACGGTGACACGGTTGCATTTGAAGCAAACTTTCTACCGGAACCACTGAAACAAGAACTAAGTATCCGTGTTTTCGGTGTAGACACTCCAGAGAAATCTTGGCGTGGTAGTTGCGATGCAGAGAAAGCATTGGGTGATGAAGCATCATCCTTCACCAAACTCTTCATTGCGTCTGGTACTGTGATACAAGTGAGTATTATGTCGTGGGACAAGTACGGTGGTCGAGTATTGGGTGACGTTATCGTTGATGGGGTCAGTTTACGATACGCATTACTAGAGAATGGATATGCGCGTGAATACTTTGGCGATAAGAAAGAATCATGGTGCGACTAGACTAAACGATGTTTATATCAAAAATAGCGAGAAAAATAAACTCTGGCCAAAAACCGCCCAGAGGATTTTTTTAAAGAGAAACATATGGCTTATTCAGATAAAGTATTAGATCATTACGAGAACCCGCGTAACGTGGGCAAGTGGGATCCTGCCGATAATATAGGTACAGGTATGGTCGGCGCTCCTGCTTGTGGTGATGTTATGCGACTACAGATTAAGGTAGATGATGGTATTATCAGTGACGCATGTTTTAAAACATATGGATGCGGTAGTGCTATTGCGAGTAGTAGTTTAGTGACTGAGATGATCAAAGGTATGACATTGGATGGCGCAAACGCGATACGGAATACCCAACTGGCAGAAGAACTTGCATTGCCCCCAGTGAAGATACATTGTTCTGTGTTGGCTGAAGATGCAATTAAGGCAGCAATCTCAGACTACAGGTCTAAAATATGATAACGCTAAATGCGGATGCAAAAGAATACTGGCAGAAACTCTTAGAGAATGACCCCAGTTCAAAGTATGTCCGATTGGGAATTAAGGGTAGCGGTTGTGCTGGGTTTTCATACACATGGGATTACACCAGTACTTTTGATGACGGAGTTTTGGTGGATGATATCCTAGTGGTAGAAGACTATGCGTCTGGATTCCTAAAGGGAAGTGAAGTAAAATTGAAAGTAGAACTTATGGGTACGACTATAGAAGTATCCAACCCCAACGAATTGAGCTCATGCGGTTGTGGTGAAAGCATACAATTCACAGAAGCAACGTAGGAGATACCATGGCAGACGATTTCGATTTTGGGTTTACCGCTGTAGATGAGATACCAAAGGGTGAGACAGACACCCAACCAGTTCAGGCGGAAATACCAGCAGACCAATTAGATAAGATAATGGATAAACTAGAAGTGCTGGAGTCTAGGATTCTTTCCTCTGACAATTCTGGTATGATAAATGAACACAGGGCGTTGTTGGAGACTGATGTCGCTACTAAGTTGCGGGATGCCGAAGACTTAATATTGCCCCTCTTAAAGAATCTGAAACGGAACCCAGACAAAGATTACATTCACTGGCCGAATCGAGATGTCATTATTGACAAACAAATAGAACGGATTACGGCCGTAACAAGGTACTTTGAACGAATAGGTAGCTGATATGACGGATTTAACTAAACCAAGTCAAGAAGAGATCATCACCCACCAAGCGGAAATACTGCGATTTCAGGAAAAACAGGTCAAAGATCAACAGAAAATGCTCGAAGATCAACGAATTCGCATAGAAAATCTCATTTCTGGGCCAGATTCACCCAAATAAATTCAATCTTTTTTCGCTTTCCCTTATAAATCAAGGGCTTACTGCGGCGGATAGTTCTTGACTTCTGCCCCAAAGTATGTCATGATCACTATGTAATCGAGATGAGAGAAGACTATGGATATTAAAGACAAATCGCTGCTTGCAAAGTTACTTGCTACTGAAGATGTTTCTATTGAACATAAGAATGTAGAGACTGCTTACTTTGACCTTAAAACGCGAAAGATTGTCCTCCCAAATTGGAAGGATATGCCCGAATTTTTATATGACCTTTTTATAGGCCATGAGGTTGGTCACGCGCTGGAGACTCCCGCCGAAGGTTGGCACAATGCGGTGACTACCCATTCTCCCAACTTCAAGTCTTTTCTAAATGTTGTAGAAGACGTTAGGAATGAGAGATTGATGAAGGTCAGATATCCAGGCCTAGTTAAGTCATTCTTTCAGGGATACCAACTACTATTCAAGAAAGATTTTTTCGGTCTCGACAAACTAGACCGAACTCCCCAAGAACTACCGCTAATCGATAGATGCAATCTTCATTATAAGATTGGGTCATTCCTCGCGTTAGAATTCAGTGATGAAGAACAAGTGATGGTTGATGCCTGTTACACTGCTGAAACATGGGATGATGTTGTCATTGTCGCAGAACAAATGTTTGAGTTCTCCAAGACCGAAGATGCCATGCAGAATTTGTTAGAAGAACAAAAGGGTCTGGAAATGGGTGGCTCTGATGATGGTGAGTACGAAGAGTCCGATGAACAAATGGAAAACTTTTCA